GTATTAAGCTTCTGCTTGTCCATCATCTTGTTTTACTTTAGGGGCTAACATTTTAAAAACCTTAGGTGCTACACCTCTATTATAAGCTGCTTCTGGTACTGTCTCAGCAAACTTGTCATAATCGCCGCTGCTTAATGTATTTCTAACATAAGGGGCTGAGACGATGCCTGCTTTCTCGTGTACTTTTATAGCTTTTACTCTGTCTCCAAACTGATCTTGAAGTGATTTTATGTATTCAGTGTCATCTACTTCGTCATCACCTTGTGCAACATATACTGTACTTACGTTTGGATAGTTTTCTAAGTAGTGGATAATACTAACAATGGGAGATTCTTCAGTAGAAATTGTAACACTTATCTTAGGATTAGGTTCTGCTTTTAAATACATGTTCCAAATCATCAAAGAATCTTCAGGTGTAATGCCATCAATAGTTTTTCTACTAATAATAACATTGACTTTTTTCACATAATCTCTGCTAGCCAAATCCTTGGCTGCTTCGTAGTGACCCTTGTGAGGTGGTTTGAACTTACCTGGATAAAAACAAGGACCTGGTTCGTTTATAATAGCTTCGGCTAATCTTTTGCCTAGTAATTCAGCATTAATCATATGCTAATAAATATCTACCCTTTGATTAGTCTCGTGTTTTCAATCTTTTCTTTCAGCTCTTTAATGTAATTAGCCGCTACTTTAACCTTTTCTACTACATATTCAGCTTCTTTTTCATCTCTGTTAAACCTAAATACAAACATTTCATATTCAGAATCAACTCTTGGATCGAAACTAATAAAGTCACACCACTGAGCTTCTGCACAAATTATGTTAGAAATGCATTGGTAATAGTAGTTTGGTGCTATTTTCTTGAAGTCTTCCGGAGTTTTAATGAGTCCGTGCTTAAAATGATTGGATGAATTGTAAGGACATTTAACCTCAATAATGCCTTCAGGTGGTACTAAACCATCTGGAGAACCGCCAAAATAATCGCCAACAGGAATAAAAGACGCTTTATCTACTTGAAAACCAGTTCGTTCTGAGTACTTTTCCACAGCTAAAGACTCTAGTTCAGTACCCCATTCCAAAGCAGCGCCTTGAGCTAACTGTGCAAATCCACCATAGGTTTCGGATACCTTTTCAAGTAGGTAGGTCTTAGCAGTGTCGGTTAAGTCATTAACTGTCTTACCACCCATTATTTTATGTATTTCTGAGCTTGTTATCTTACCTTTTCTAATTTTAAACCACTCATCTGAGCGTTGTTCTATTATCATAATTGCATTTTCTTGAGCAGCAAGTCGCTAAATGTAAGCTGTTTTGCTGTATGTAAATATTTTGTCATATTTTCAAAACCTATTTCAGATGGATCTTTACCCTCTAATTCAATCAAATAAACGTCTTTACCGAGGTTTAATAATTGTTGAGCATAATCTATCGATTGCTTTAATGCATCGTTATCTAGCGCTAAATAAACCGTTTTAACATCGCTTTGTACTAATTTCATCATTAGGGCTTTTGGTATGGTTTTACCAAACAAAGGAATCGCATTACGTTTTAGAGCAATAGCGTCAAAAATACCTTCACACAAAATTACTGGAACTTTCCAGTTTATGAAGTATTCAAACCCAATTAAGTCGTTTTTATTGCAGGAAGGTGCATTGTATTTGCGTGTTGGATCTTTCTCAAAAGATCTTGAAATAAAGTAGTTTAGTCTACCATTCTCGTTGTAAGATGGAACTATAATAGAGTTTCGGTATTTTCCTGTTTCACAAAAGCCAATGTTATACTTAACTATATCAGTCTCAGTCAAGCCTCTTTTTAAAACGTAGGATTTAGCTTGTCTAAATGGAAGCTTTATGCTTGTTTTAGTTAAGGGTTCAAATTCTTTAGGTAACTCTACAACTTGGTAAGTCTTATCTTGCTGTTCACCTTTTCCGTCTGGAAAATAAGATCTCATCTCAGCTATTTGCTCGGACGTAGTTTTTAGTTTCTTAAGTAAATTGACTAGATTTCTACCTTTTGTAGCAGGTTGACAGGTCCAACAGTTATAAAATCCTGTGCTTGGATCAATCTCTAACTTAGGTTTATGATGTTTGCAAAAGGGACAATGAAAGGCGTGATTGCCTTTTGTAGATGGTTTTGATCTACCTATAACCTTGTGTAATAATCCTAGTACTAAATGTATATTTTCCATTAATACCAATCATACGTAATTATTCTGGAATAACCAAATCTTTTCGAAAGAATTTGGCAAGTATGTTATCGTTGTAGCAGTCTTCTCTGAGAAGGACTTCGTTTATGCATTGATAGTGTAATTCCCAGTAAGTTAACTGTTTTTTATTGTAGCAAAACTTAATAATTTCCTTTTTAAAGTTAGTTGTACCGCTGTCTTTGATTTCTTGTAAAATAGTCTTATTTGAACCCCAGTAATTAATCCAGTTTGACTCGGCTATTACTCTTTTTGAGGTTGGCTTTCTACCAGGACCTGTTTGTAGAGCTTTTTCAGCTTTAGTTAATCTTTTCTTTGTATTTGAGTATAGAGATTTTCTACCTATGTAAAACTTCCCAGTTTGGATATTTGTTATTTTGTAGACAAATCCTACGCAATTTTGAGGAAATTTAAACACTGAGTCGTATTCCACGACTTTTCCATTTTCGTATGTAAACCAATTTTGAGACATAAACTTATTTTAAGAATCCCACTTAACTATGAAAGTCATATCTGTATTAGATGGAATTGGGTAAGGAGTTGCTAATTTACCAACTACTAATAATTGGTTTGATTCGTTATATAATCCAATAGTTGTTGTATAAGGACGGAAATCTGATCCTGTTATGTTATTTGCTAAAGTGCCATCTGTAATCCAACCGCTTCTGTTTATCTGACCATAAGATGCATAGATAGGTAATGACCCAGAACCACTCACATAACTAATATTAGCAAATACAGTAGGATTTTGAGAATAGTTAAAGTCATTCTCAGAAACTTTACATTTTACTTCGTTTTGATAAATTGTAGTTTCAGATCCTATTGTTAAGGTGTAAGGTGTATAGTTAATTACTGCCATGATTATAAATGTTTTACCGTTAACAAGATAAGTCAAAGTTTAACGAGTTACCATATAAGTAAACTGATTGAGTTGCAAAAATAGCAGGAGGACTTACTATACCAGGACAGTTTGAAGGAAGAGCAGCGTATCCACCAACACCTACTGATGCTGCTGTTGTACCATCTGTTATTGTTGCATTATCTCCGATGGCTAAGTAGAGGGTTGTACCTGCGTTTACGGTTATTGTAGGTGAGAAAGTTTGATCTGAAGTAGTAACTGGTGTTGTTCCTAGCTTAGTAAAGTTCACACCATCAGTTGAATACCACACATATCTACCAGTTACTGCACTATTCTGCTTAGCATGAACTGTAACTACGTAAGTTGTTGGTGATGTAGTAGGAGTTGGTGTAGGAGTTGGCGTAGGTGTAGGAGTTGTAGTAGGTGTAGTAGTAGGAGTTGGTGTTGGAGTAGTCGTCGGAGCTAATCCAGCAGTTGGTGTTGGTGTAGGTGTAGGTGTTGGAGTAGCTGTTACACTAGTTGTAGGTGTAGGGGTTGGAGTAGATGTTGGTGTTGTTGTAGCTGTAGGTGTAGGAGTTGGTGTAGTTGTGGGTGTAGGAGTTAAAGTAAGTGGATTAACTGCTATAGTTTGTGATTGGTTGCCACAATAAGGACCTTGGTCAACTACTATTACAGCATAGGCTTGAGTTGGAATATTAATTACAAATCCAGTTGCCAGAGTAGCTGAGCTTATGCTACCTGTAATTAAAGTACTTGGATCAATAGTGTTATAATATACGTTAAATGGTCCAGAGTTTGTTCCAATTGCAGTAGCTTGTAGTGTCTGAGTATACGTTGCCATGGTTATAAATATCAGTTTTCACGTCTTTCTTCTCCTGGATAATGCTCAAAGCGATTGTGTTCAGTTGGCGTAGCTAGTAAAATACCAGGTTTTATTGTACCTTTTTTGGTTTCTTGAAATATGAAAGACATCCAAGTTTGTTCATATGGATGTGCCCACTTAGTGTCTAAAAACATTTTTTTATTGCCATCCTTTGAAACTACTTGTGGCCAATTACAGTAGTAAATTTCTCCTGTTGCATAGGGAACGCCTTTGTAAGACTTTATACTTTCATACTTAAGAAAGGGTGCTTTGTTTACATCTCCATCATCTTTGATAGGATTTTCAGGAAATGAGGTAGCTCTTACGTCAGCTGGAATGTTGTGCCAAGCCCACTGCTTTGTATTATCGCCAAAAAACTCTGTAAAATTCCATTTAACAAAGTCAAACTGTTCAACCCAAGCAATGTGTAACATTGTATTGTAAAAGTCTGGTATGATTCTTCTAAATCCGTTTTTGCAAAATTGATCTTTTCCGTTATAAAAAAACATATCATCCTCAAAGAAAAAGTGGTAATCAAATCCGTTTGCATCGGCATGTTCAGCACAAAACTGTCTTCCCCCACATATGCCTATATTATCTTTTTTAATTTCTTCAAAGCCGTATCGCATACATAGCTCTGCGAATTTTTTATCGGTACTACGATTTGTAGAATTATTAAGTAAGAATTTTTTTGGTTTATCTAGAAAATTTCTATCGTATTCTTCAAATGATTTACATAGAGTTTTAAATTGATTAGGAAAGTTATAAGCAATGACATATAAAGCCGTATTGTGTTTGTCTAATGTATTTAATGTCACACCTTTTTTTATTTCAATTTTAGGCTGTAATTCATCCTTACTTAGTTCATTAAAAAACTTATCCAATAATCCATTCATTTCAATTTCAAAATACTGAAATAACTCTGGGTACTTGTAGATCATTATAGTAAACAACGATTCTTCTGTGCCCATATACCCTTGATCTAAGGTTTCTGCAAATAGGCTATAGTATATTTCACTTGCTCTTTGAATAGATTCTTTCGGTCCACCAAAAATACCTCCTCTAGCAACTTTATCTACGGTTCCTTTTGCAAATTCACACATTGGCCCATACGTAAACCCATGAATTTCCACTTTTCCATCATAAGGAAAACATACAAAACTAAACTTGTTGAAGTATTTTTCTAATTTTCCTATCACTTTATCATGCCAAAAATATCCTTCGTGTATTGTGTTTGTAATTCCTGCATCTATCCATACTAAATGGGTAGAGTTAAAGGGATCAAAAATACGAGCATCATTTAGTAAAAACATTTTAGACATTACGATAGGATTATACCATTCCAACCTTGCTTGTGTACTATTTGGCAACCATCCAGCTTGATTATACCACTCTGGATTTTTTCTTATGTCTTGTATCTTATTAAAAAAATGCTGGTTAGCTGAAAACCAATCCAATCCTCGGACTACGACTACTGTATTTTCCCTACTTCTTCTTTCCCAAACAAAAGATTCGTATTCCTGCTCTATAAAAATAATCATATTGTCAGGAGTCTTTAGTAACTGCTCTAATTTTTCAAGGTAATGGTTAAAAGATCTACTCCATCCTTCTTCTAAACCCTCTCTACCAATATTCCATAACCCTGTGACAATAGTTACACCACTACTAACTTGGTTTGGTTTTTCGTAAATCCAGCAATCCTCTGAAACTTCAAAAGTCTTACCATTAAAAAATTCATTAACTGCTTTATTAACGTCTCCAAATCCATAATCATGTCCTGCTAATATACCCCCTTCTTTTATTTTAGGTAGCCAAGCTTTGATATCATCTAAAACGTCTTTATATTCGTGGGATGCATCAATAAAAACAAAGTCCAAACTACCATCTTGGTATAGTTTGCTAGCCTCTAAAGAAGTAGTTCTAATTGGATTAATATAATTGGCAACAGGTTTTATGTTATCTAAAAACTCATTGTATAAACTACTAAGGTTCATAGATTGATGCTCAATAGACCCTTCCCAAGTATCTACACAGTCAAATTTAATATTCAAACCTGAGTTATATATTTCAACTCCCATAAATGCAGCACTTCTACCTTTCCAAGAACCTACTTCTACAAAATGTGCTCCTTCTCCAAACTTATTTACTACACTACTATATAAAGTAGGGTACGTAAACCAATCTTCTCCTATACGTTGGTAAAAATGCTCCATTAATTTATTTTCTTTATTATATGATAATACAGTATTATATGACATATTAGAATCTGTAGTAGGGTTCGTTTGATTTATTGTAAAACATGAAACAGTTTTTTACTAAACCTCTCCATTCATTAGAGTCTATTTTCATATCTGCTTCTAATGCAGCAACTCCTATTTCAAATCCATCAGGATAATTTCTTATATCATTAGCTATTGAGTACCACATCATTTCTTCCCAACGTCTAACAAAGTATCTAAATTTCCAATCGACTTTTAGGACAAAAAACTGTTCGTTAAATACATGAGCTTTATCCCATTTAGTATGTTCCATGACATGGTAGTCTTGTATTTTTTCTTTAAAATAGCATTCGTTAATATGTTCTTTATTGTAGCCTATTTCATTTGGTCTTTCGAAGAGTGCGTCTATATCTTTCTCCTTCATATACTCAAACAGAGAGATTATTTTATCTTCTGAAAAGCCATCTGTAGTACCCCAATCAGCGTCTGTAAATATTACATAGTCATATCCTTTATCTAAAGCATACTTGAGAGATAAAACTTTTAGGTTCAGGAAAAAACTAAACCCAGCATCTCCGTCATCGTAGCGATCAAGTGTAAAGTAATCAAAATTAAGTCTCTCTGTTGGATCGAGTTTTATATTTGTAGTAATATTGAAATCGCACTGTAACGTTCTACTTTCTAAATCAGAGTAAAACTTACGAGCTGTCTCTACGTAGCTATCTCCTACAGCTAATGTGGTAAAAAGATATCTCATTTTTTATAAATTAATCCTAAAAGAGCTCCTGACTTCGATTCAATTATTTCAGTTTTCTCGATAGACTCGTTACTATTTTTAAAATCGTAGTAGTCGCTATTAAAAGCACCATCTATATTAAAGCCTTCTATTAGCTGTGTCATTGACTTTTTTTCTGGGTCACCCCAACCGTATTGTGCATTTTTTTGTGGGTTAGTAATCTCTCTATCTGTTTGTAGATCTTCAATTACAAATACTCCGCCTGGATTAACTCGATTAAAGAATTTACTGAATAGTAGGTCTCTATACATGCACCTATGTAAAAAATCAGCTATTACAATATCGTAGGAATCGCTATTGCTTTCTAAAAAAGCATCTAAGCTTTCTTCTGTAATTGGACTTATTTTAATCTTATTTATTCTTTCGTTATCAGTGTTATAGTCAAGATCAGTAAGGTTGCTGTAAGTTAATTGTGGGAAATATTTAAGTATTATACTAAAAATAATACCTCTATCTCCTCCAATATCTAGAATAGAAACTATTTCTTTTGTCTGCAGTATTTCTTTAATTTTATCAACATAGTAAGTTCCGTATCGATAACTAACATGCCTATCACTTTCGCAAGCCAGATTTAATTCTGTTTCAACGTCGTACTCACCGGAATTCATTTTGTTAATTTCCTCAATTCTGATTTTTGATAAATCATGATAAATAAAAGTAATTCCGTTTCTTAAAATATGATCGTTTATAGAATCATGGCTTCCTGGATCAAGTATAGAAATCTTTCCAGCGTCCTCTTTACTTATGTGGGTAAAAGCTGACATTATTGTCTGTTCGTGCCAGATTTCTACTTTAAATTTACCTCTTGCTATATGATCTCCAGCATGCCAAACTCTTTCTAAAAAATCAATAGACCAGGGAGTATTTTTAAAAATCATAACCCCTGTATTCACTAAATCAGGGCCAAAGTCTCTTGCTATTATTAATTCACTGTCAGGATATTCATTTATAATATCTCTAATATCTTTTTCTGGTTTTACTACAACAGCATCGGCGTCCATAAAAACTATATAATCTACATCGCTATTTTTAAGCTGATCTTGAGTAAATTTAATTTTATACCACTGCACAGCTCTGCTGTCATAACCTTCTCTAATAGTCTGTTCGTTTGTTTCCGCAAAGTATTCAATGCTGTGTTTTTCACAATAATCTCTGTTTATTTTTTCGGAAGTACTTGCATAGCTACAGTTAGGCGTGTAATACTGTATAAGTTTTAGTTTCATGTTAAAATATAATTAAATTTAAGTTTATAGAGTCGATAAATAATTTAGCTTGGGTATCTAATCTAATATTTTTTAAATACCATTTTCTAGCATTATCTCCAACATAGTCTAAAAAATCATATTTATGCTTTACTTTCTCCCATTTATCAATGAGTGCTTGCTGCTTCGATTCAGCAGTATCTCCTTCAAATGGGATATAATGTACATCTGGAATTAAGGGTTCTTTGAATTCGACAGATGCAAGTAGTGGTCTGATAATGGGAATTCCTAATCCCATTAACTCCATATCTCTGAAGCAAATCTCAGCTGCTCCTGTAAAAGATAATCCACATCTATAATCAGCTAGCTCGTATGCATATTCCGGTAAATTCTTATAGTCTTTATTTGTAACTCTTATTTCGGAATGTGTGTTATTAAAGTAACAATATTCTCTTTCTCCGTAAAATAAACCTCTAAAGAAAAGGCCCTGTTTCCTAAATTCAGAAGATTTTTTCTGTGCATATACTACGTCGCAGTATTCTGTATCAAAAGCACTTCTATATACTGAGTAAGAAAAGGGTTGAACAACTTTTTGTACGTCTATATTAGAATGCTCTAGGTAAAAATCTCTAAAATCCTGTATTTCTTTAAAATTTGAAGTACAAAACATTTGCTGGATATTTGCTACAATCCAACCAGTGTCTGGTTTTTGTATTAGTATGTTTTTAGGTGCATCATCATAAGTTAAAACTATAGTCTTGTTGTTACTTGGATTTTCAATTATCAAAGAGCCTTGTCTAGGAACTCCTTCCCAATGAGGAAATTCCGAAATAAATTCTCGTTGAAATGTTATTTCCGGATATGTTTCCACTAAAAGCTTACCTACTTTATCAAATATGTAGTCTACTGCCCATTCTTTTGCCAACCCTTTATGTCTTACTATTAAATTCATATTTAAATTGGTAAAATTCCTTCTATTTTATCACACCATCCTTTTGAAATCGAGTGAGGCCAAACTACCCATTTTGTAGGTTTACCTGAATGTTGAAAAGTTCTCCAAACTTTACAATAACCGTCAGGATCATTTTTCATTTTATTTATTTCATCCAGTTGTGCGTCTTGCCTGTATATTGTTTCTCCTTGTTCGTTTTCGAATGCTACACACCAAAAGTCGTAGTCAGTTTCAGGAACAGAAACATAATTAATATCAATACAATGTTTAAATATAGTAGTAAAAGAAGCTTCATATTCTTCTAAAGAACTATATTTTGGATTAGGTGCAAAATTATTGTCCAAGGTATACTGCTGAACTCCTCTTGTTGCAAATTTTAATCCACAGTAGTTTTCATACTGTTCTAAAGTTCTAACTTTACCAAAATCATAAACACCTAATTGGTTTCTTTGACAAGGTGTACAACCTGGTTCCATGCTAAATAAAACTCGATTTCTCCTATGTGCATGATTATTTTTTTCTACCCAATCTTTATCGTCATCCCACTGCTTAGTTCTTCCTTTACGAGTATATTCATGCCATGCAATTACTTTGTGAGGATGAAATAAATCATACCCCCAAGTATAAGATCTTGCAGCTAATGAAATCTCTTCTCCATGAAAGTATAACTCTGGATCATAAGGAACTTCTTGACACCATTCACCTAATGTAAAGATAAAATGTGCAGATAAAAATCTAGAAGGAATAGGTTGAGTCATATCCTTCCAGCCTGGAATTGTTGCTGGTAAAAAGAATACTGCACCTTCGGGAATAAATCTATCGAACGTCATCCACCAAGGTTCTTGCACACGTGCTGCAGGATCATTTTCTGGATCAAAAGATGGAATATAAGCTGTTAAAAGAGGTTTTTCGTAACCTGCTTTTTGTAATTGCTTAATCATTTTAATACATTCTACATCCCAATTTTTTACAAACCTATGATGAGAATCTAACTGAAGATAATAATCTTCTCCTTGATAATTTTGCTGTACTGCATTACGTGCCCAACATGTTCCCTTAGAATCTGCGTAATTAATATCAATAATTCTAAATCTAGAATCATTTTTATATTCTTCTAGAGTATCCCAAACATCGTCTGGGGAGTGTTGCCATGCAATAGAAAATACTAGGTTATTTGGATTTTTTGCATTTGCGATTAAATCCTTAATAGTAGGTAATAATTCTGGGTCTCTGTAAGACGCAATTGAGATAAAAATCTTTGCCATAACTATAATGTAACGTTTTTATTTTATAATTCCAAATTTATTTTAACACTGAACTGCTCTTAAGCTCATAGTACCATTAGATGAGATAGTCCAAGTATCAGCATTTGAGGTCGTAGCTAATACATACTTAGGTCCTACTATTACACTTCCATCAGAATTTCTAGCTACCATACCTGCTGAGAAGTTATTTCCATTAGATACAAATGTAGCATAGTTTGCAGCATTTAAATAAATTGAAGTGTTTCCAGACTGAGTACAACCACTTAATGTTGTTAAAGTACGTGCAGTATTGGCTAAAGTGTATGATACTACTGTAGCTGTTGGAGTAGGTGTTGGAGTTGGCGCTGGACAAGTTGATGGTACATTTGGAGTTGTAATAAAACCTCCACTTATGCGGTAATACTGACCTGCTTGAGAGTAGTATCCATCAGGTGCCAATGTCACACCATATACTGACCAATATGTTAAATCGTTACCCCAAACTCCTGGGCTAGTCCAGTATAGGGTTGTTAATGTTCCACTGTTACAAGCCTGATCTGGAGTTGATCCAAAGTATACACTATAAGCTATGTAAGGAGTAGTTGTAGTAGGTGTAGGTGTTGGTGTAGCCGTTACACTAGTGGTTGGAGTTGGTGTTGGAGTGCTAGTTTGCGTCGGAGTTGGAGTTTGAGTTGGTGTAGGTGTATTGCTAGGAATTGTAGCACAGTTCACTATATCTGTAATTTGACCTAATGCACCGATCTGAAGTGCATAATAAACACTATTAAAGTATACTAAGTGATAATTACTACCACCATTGTATGTTGTATTTAAAGTACTTTCGTTGTATACAAAAGAGTTTAAAACTGGTCCAGAAGCATTATTTGGAGGTAAGAACTTATTAGTACCTGGAGGACTAAATACATTACCGTTTCTACAAGCAAGTGTAGCTGTTGCATACTGACCATTACCACCAGCTCCTGTACTAATATCTGTTAAGTAAGCTATTGCTGCTTGAGTTGGTGTTGGAGTGTTAGTAGGTGTTAAAGTAGGAGTTGGCGTTGGAGTTCGGGTAGGTGTAGGTGTTGGAGTAGCTGTTACGCTAGTAGTCGGAGTTGGTGTTGGAGTTTGAGTTGGTGTTGGAGTGCTAGTTTGTGTTGGAGTAGGGGTAGATGTAGGTGTTGGAGTAGGGGTAGGTGTAGATGTTGCTGTTACGCTAGTTGTAGGCGTAGGTGTTGGAGTAGCTGTTACGCTAGTTGTAGGCGTAGATGTTGGAGTAGGTGTTGGAGTAGCTGTTACGCTAGTTGTAGGCGTAGGTGTTGGAGTAGGTGTTGGAGTAGCTGTTACACTAGTTGTAGGCGTAGGAGTAGGAGTTGGTGTATTAGTAGGAATTGTAGAGCAGTTCACTACGTCTGTAGCTTGACCTATTGCATTAATTTGCACTGCCCAATAAGTAGTACCGTTGTATACTAAATGGTAGTTAGAACCACCATTGTATGTTGTATTTAAAGTTGGTTCGTTATAGAAGAATGTTGTATTAACTACAGGTGTGCTAGTACCAGGTGCTGTATACTTGTTAGTTGATACAGTACCATTTCTACATGCTAATGTAGCTGTTGCATACTGACCATTGCTACCAGCTCCAGTCGTGGTATCCACTGTAAATACAGCTGCTGCTTGGGTTGCTGTAGGTGTAGGAGTAGGAGTTGGAGTGCTAGTTTGTGTTGGAGTTTGAGTCGGTGTTGGAGTTGGAGTAGCTGTTATGCTAGTAGTAGGTGTGGGTGTAGGAGTAGGAGTTGAAGTTTGTGTTGGAGTTTGTGTTGGTGTTGGAGTGTGAGTTGGAGTTGGTGTTGAAGTTTGAGTAGGAGTTGGAGTGGCTGTTACACTAGTAGTAGGTGTAGGAGTTGGAGTAGCTGTTACGCTAGTTGTAGGCGTAGGTGTAGGAGTAGCTGTTACGCTAGTTGTAGGCGTAGGTGTAGGTGTTGTAGTTTGAGTTGGAGTTGGTGTTGAGGTTGGAGTAGCTGTTACGCTAGTAGTTGGAGTTGGAGTTGGAGTCTGTGTTAGAGTAGGTGTCTGTGTAGGTGTTACTGTAGGTGTAGCTGTAGGTGTTGGAGTAGGTGGAACTGCTAATAATGCAGCAGTAAATCCACAACTAGGTTGTACTGTTATGTTAATAGAAGCACTATTACTTGTTAAAGGACAAGCGTCTCCTATATTAGTCTGAACTGTATAAAAAGTCTGATATGTTCCAGGAGCTATTGTATTTAAAGTAACTGTTCCATCTAAGTTATTTGTAAATAAACTAACGCTTCCACTAAATAAAGAAACAGAAGAAGTTATGAAAGTACCTGATCCTGAATAGTCATTAGCTAGAATATTAACTGTTTTTGCACTAGCTGATGTTGAAAAGGTTGCGAAGTTGTCATAAGCTATAGGAGGGTATGGAAATATGCTTAAATAATCCGAATTAGTAATAATTACCATTCCTTCAGGATAGATAATATTACCAATGTTAACCGAACCATTTTGGTAATCTATTAGGTTACCGTTTCCATCATCAGCTATTGAATAGGAAGGAGAGGTCATTACAAATCCATGTCTTGAAATTTGTTGACCATATACGCTTCTTGGAATAGAAACGATTCTTACTTGACCTCCTGATTGAGTTGGAAAGTATCTATTATCAGAATCTAAAGTTCCAGAAGCAGCACTTGATTGTAAAGAAACATCAAAACTAGAAGTTGTATTAAGATACGAACCACTTAAAACATTGGCATAGTAGAGCTGTCTAACCGATCTATAGTTCAATGTTGATTGCGCTACAGAACCAGTTATGGTCACAGGGCCATTCACTCCAGTCAAAACCGTTATACCGTAATTATTAATCGTACATTGATTATAAGAAGCAGTATACTTTAGTTTGATTGGGGTAACGATGACATCTGATATTGTAAGACTATTTGATGCTCTACCCATTGTTTATTTTATTACCAATCTAACTTAACTCTAATTAATGCTTCCTTTGTAAAATCCTTTACTAACGGTGTTGACATTTTAGCTACTGCTAAAAGTTGGTTATTATTATTATATAATCCTACTGTTGTAATGTAAGTTTGTGGACTGTAAATCATTGTTGAGTATAATACAGCACCTGTTCCAGATCCAGTTACAAATGTTGGATTGGAAGAGTAATTATATGCTGCGTTAGGCACTCTCACAAACACATAATCAGAGGAAATAGTTTCTTGAGAATTTAACTGAAAGTTTGCACTTTGAGAAATTGCTTGATATAATAAGGTGTTGTTAGTAGAAGTATAAGATGCAGAAGCATTTAAGGTATAGCTTCCAGATCCGTAGTTTGCTCTATCAACTGTTAAAGCAATACCACCGCTGACTGCCGGTAAAGCTAAAGCACCTGGATTCAATATAATTGTAGCGATGTCTGGTAAGTATAAACCATAAGATCCAGAAACTGTATAACCAGGAGCTATGCCACCTAGTGGTGTAATGTTTACTGCGTTGCCGTATGAACCAGATACCAAATTAAATACTCTACCACAATCTAAATAAGTTACGGTAGAAACGTTGTTACTATTATCACAAATCGTAATTACTTGACCAGTTGGACCAGTTAAACTTAAGTTAAAGGTTCCTGGTAATAAGCTCTGCTTGTATCTATTTCTATCTACGTTAATGGCAAATATATTTGGTGAGTTTAATGCTGCACCGCCAAAGTTAAATCCTTGAGATCCAGAGATTTCAGGTCCGTATACTAAAGTTGAATACTGATCGTATGTAGTTAAAGAAGGAGAAACTCCAGGTACTAAACTATTATACCACTGAGATCCAGATCCTTGCTGATCACCATAGGCAATAGCAAATTGAACTGCAGAGCCAGTAGCAGTATAAGGAAGTTGATTTACGTTTAAATAAAACGCACCTTGAGTTATTGATGTGCTTGTAGTTACAGATGCTGTGTAAAAAGTAGACAACTGAGGTTGATTACTACTCCAAGCTGGAGCCGTAATCGAATCGGAACTAATTACAAAATCTGAGGAGGCAAGTTGTGTATATGACATATCTTTTTACTTATTATTTTGAAGTTTTTGTTATTTGTAACGGCACAAACAATCTTGCACCTGAGTCGTTACCTACTACAGTCAATGTAGTATACAGTGTAGTATTGCTACCAAATAACGTATTTACAGTTGTAGCTGTAATATTAATTGTAGTACCAATAACAGTCTTAGATACGTTTGTACCTACTGTAGCTGTTCCTGTAGCATTTAATGCAGTTGCATTTGTTGTATTAATACCAACACCATTGAATGCAGCAGTTACTCTCACATCACCAATTGTAGCTGTATATCCATCTTGCTCAAATGTAGATGTAGCACCTAAATAATTCAAAGTTTGTGGTGTGATTGAAATTGAGGCACCTTGTGCAAGCGTAATTGAGTTGTATCCAATACTGATTACTGGAAGAGCTGCTGTACCTCTTGGTAAAGTGATCAACTTATACTTCATAATCTCTTGAGATTGAGGAAACGCTTGAATGATAGGCATATTTTGAATAGCCTCACCATAAAATGCTGATCCTGAGGGGTGATTTGGGTTGTACAGAGTGTAATCAACTTCATCATCGCTCAATGAGAATTGTGTAATTTGAAACGAACCATCGTTTTGCGACAATAATTGTCTACCAGTATTTGTCAAGATAGCGTCTACGACAACCGATGTGTTACTTAAATATGCCATGTTTTAATTGTTTTTCTACTTATAAATATTGTGTTTAGCTAAAAGTTCCTCCATTTACTACGTTAGTACTAGGTACAGATTGATTAGAAAGCAATTGAGACTGTACTGCGGCTTGTAAAGTGTTGATATTTCTAGTTACGGTTGGATTAATTGTATTTGGTATAATAAATCCATAAGAGGTTTGTCCTGTAGGTTTATTATAGGTTATAATAACATTTTGCTCATCTTGGTACCTGCGTAACATTAAAAATAAATATACTAGGCCTGGACTTGTTTGCCAGTTTGTTAATACTTGTGGTACAACTTGCACTTGCAATTTACCACCAGATAAAGACGCACTTAAAATATCTAAAGTTTGTGTTACTCCACTATAATCTCTCATTACAATTTTATCACCATACTGTGGATTAAGTGGACTATTAATGTCTCCATAAACAGAATACAAGCTACTTGTATATGGGATAGATGCTGATATAAATGCTGGTACCTGTTGATATTGGTAAAATCCAGAAAGGTTACTGTCGAAAGTTATCGTACTACTACCATTTGAGGTATTTGATATACTGTCTATAAACCAACCAGCTCCAGGTGTATCTAAGCTTGCAGTGGCATATGGATATCCACCCTGCCCTACACTTTGTACGATTCCTGTTAAGTTTCCTGTCGTTAAACTGGCTGTGTAGTTTTCGTTACTTATTCTACTTTGAGTCAATTCAAAGGTTATGGTACTGGAAGGAGGGAAGGTTTGAGCAGTTGTAGATAAGTTAAAGTTTAGAACTCCTGACAGAATAGCTGGGCTTCCTGCACCACTATTAACTATTCTAACAATCCAAGAACCGTCTGTTGCTATTGGAACACCATTACTAAAAGCTTCAGATTGGAAAGCTGTAACTTGACCTTGGTATACGCTGTTAATATAAAGATTATACAAAGCCTGCACAGCAGTTCCTGCTCCAGAACTATAACTAGATCCTTGAGGAACACCAGTTTTGTTACAAGGTTGTATTGTAACAGGACCGGTTACAGTTGTTATTGTCGTAACATATACTAAATTAACACCACTAACTCCTTGTGCTACGTAGTAGGTAGCACCAGAGCTTGCAGTATATGCAGTTGAGGTAAAAATTTGTTCTTGGGTAGCTATTACAACTCCATTATTGCGAATATTTAAATCGTAAATAGCTTGTTGAGCTCCACCTGTAAAAGTTACGTTTACACCAAAATTCGCATTAAAGCTCATTACTTGTGCAGTAGATGGTGTTGTGTATGTTGGATAGCGAGTAGAAGTGCTACTACCTGGCACATATCCACTTCCTTGTGTTATTTGGTCGAATATGTTGTAAATAGGTCCCGTTCTTCCTACTGGAGTTACTGGGTACCATGGACTTGCTCCTGAGCCTGAAATGAAGTAATTTGTTCCGTTACTACCGCTGTTTATTGCAGTAAATCCACTACCAGCAGATGAATTGCTTCCTACATACTCAAAATACACATTAGTGTCTGATCCTGATAAGAAGTATAGCTGCGGTGTGTAGTTATATCCACTATTATAGATAGTTTTGATACCATCGGTTGATACTTGATTCGTAAACTGCTTGTTGTTGAACTGCTTAACGGTTAGAGTTGTACCAGCTTTAAATATATTTTGAACATCTATCCAGTTTTTGTTATTCTGATTTAATTCGAATAGGCCACCAGATACGTCGGCTAGGTAGGCTAAAGAAGCGTTTACTTGGCCTGGTAAAAAAGAGCTAGTTTCTATTTGAGTAAAAAATCCTAACTTATCACTGTACCAATTAATTACTGGTTCACTGTTAAAGGAAGTATCTCCTACACTATAAGTATTGTAATACAAACCTGATAACCTAGATCCACTATACTTTAGTAGTATGGATGGAGTTGAGTAGTAATTAAAATCCTGTACGTAGGAATACTGTGAGTAAGGTTGTGAACTCTGAGATAGGTTTCCTATAATACCACTTCGGGATAGGGACTGGGTTACTAACCCGTAATTTACAGGCGCTAATTGACTACTATTGTAATCTAAGTGTAAAAATCTTTGAGATTGTATAGCATCAAAAACGTTTTCAAATACTGGACTTAGCGAATAAGTCAAATACATAATATTTTGTCCGCCATGCTGTGATGGTGCTACTGAAGACGTCCAAGGATAGTTGTAGTTTGAGTTATATTGTTGACGAAAAATACGATAGTCAGCTTTGATGTGGCTACCGCTAAATTCACCAGTATATTGTTGAACATTATTAGAAGAGCTCACAAACACTGTTCCTAAAGACTGCGTAAAGGCCATAGAAGTAGCACCGTTATACTGAATAGGTATACCAGCTACGTAAGCTGTCGATCCACTTACAGAACCACCATTAGAACCAGTTACACGAACCATTCTATAGATAGCATCGTATGAGCTTGTTGTATAAGTAGGTTCATGTCTTGGATACTTGTTTCTTTCAAGCATGTGAGACTTAATTACAATACCTGTATCTGCACTTGCTCTAGCAGGTACAAAGTCTCTTAACATCTTAAATAAAGAGTTGTTATAGTATTTTATAAGTCTAATGAAATCCCAAACATCGTATCCTGTTGTATAGTTAGCTTTAAAATAAGCATTACTTAAATTAACTAATGGAGTATATGAACTTGAATACTGTAAAGTAGGGTCTCCAATATACTGCATAATATTAAAATATCCAGGCTGGACTGATGAAGTTACTAAGCCTGAAGAAGTAATGTTAGCGTTGATAGAATCTGCGGGTGAAAATGCTACTTCTACGTCGATTGAAGTTCTCTCTAAGTTGTTGTTAAAGTACTGTAAAGTTACGTTTGGCGATAGTAAACTAGCTGATATTTGTTGAAAGCTACCAGTTAAAATCATACCGGAGGTAGCTATTTCTTGGATACCAGGTGTTCCATAAACATTGTAACCGCCATATTCATTTACAGTTAATACATCTGGAGGGATACCATAAGCTGTAACTAAGGCTTGAAGACCTCTATGAGTACCTCTTGACTTAAGTAAGTAAGGTAAATTATGATAAATACGCTTATAAATCTCACCTGTTAATTGATCATTTGGAAGTGTTTGGAAACTTTGAGTAACATTTGGAGAACCTGTTACAAAAGTTGTTACGTATCTATTAATTTTCTCATTACCAAAAGGAGGTAATAATAAAGAAGCAGATAAATAAGGTTGTCCTGCTAATGGATAAAAACTACTACTTGCGTATACTATCTTAGAGTATAAACTAGAAGTAACAGGTAAAGAAGATCCTGTTTGGTTTACACCTAATAAAGAGTAATAAAGGTTATCCGATATGCTTGTATTTGTATAGAGTTGAATACCCATACTTCTCAAAGCATCGGCTACAATATCCATTGAAACCCCTACAAAAGGACTATTATTAGCAGCATAGTGATTAGTAACATCTTTTAAATAAATCCAAATATTATCGAACATTTGGCCAATCATATTCAAGAATGTCAAATAAGGTATATTACTACTATCATCTCTAATATAAGAAGGAGTAGCATATAATAGCAAGTCTTTATTTTGATCGTCATAGTAAGAAGACGACCAATACATACTCATTGTAGCAGGACCGTTTGGTACGATATTAGTACTACCTAACCACTTGGTTACTTGAGAAGATGTAACGGAATAAAGAGCGTATGGAGGCATGTTATTTTGCTTAGGCCATGCAGTTGATGCAGAAGAGAAAGCTAAATAATATTCATATCCATCGTAGTTTGTTATAATGGTATTAATCTGCTGTTGTAATAATAAAGCAGCTGTAGTTGTTTGTCCAGCCGCAATACCTGCTGATGCAGATTCAATTAATTGTTGCTTATATACAAAGTTGTATAATCTTTCTGTTGCAGAAGAGAAGTGTACAAAGTTATAAAAGCTACTATAGTCAACATTAATAGTAAGTCCCTGCTCTTGCATCATTGATTGTACCTGTTGATACGAAGATGTTAAAGCGGTTAATATTAAGTTTGTGTAGTTGTAATAAGGTGTTGTATGTCCTACTTTATCTTTTACTGCAACTTTATAGTTAGGACCTTTAATTCTTTGGGTATCTGATACGGTTTCAGGAATAGCATTTATAGATACGTTATATTCAGCTGGATCTGCAACTGATGTTACTACCCAAAAAGTCGACTTTAAATCAAACTGGGCTGGTAAGGGTTCGTATAACTTAAATATGATTGTTCCATTACCACTGACGTCTTCTACATATACTGCATTAATGGCAATAAGTTGTACATCGTTTCCGAAGTTTAGATAAAAGTCAGGATAATAAGCATCGCTCGCTAATGCATTATTGAAGTTGTTAAATGCATCGGATAACTCCGTATTTGATAGGTCTTGTCTTGCGACTTGAATCTCAGTTCTTGTTGAAGAAATCTGCTTAATCCAGAAGTTTGCAGATGGATCAGGACCAGATAATAATTGTTTTGTAAAGAAGTTATACTTAACGTTTACAATACCTCTATCATACCCTGCATTTCTAGCATCTGTTTCAGGATCTAAGTATAGTTGAGACGTTTGGCCATTAGTAGGATTAACAACACTTCCTATATTATACTGCGTTCCGTAGTAGTTCGCACTTAATACAGTACCACTTTGATCTTTAATAAAGTACTCAATATAGTCGTTAGCGGCACCATAATTTGCATTAATTGTAACTTTGTTTATTAACGCTAAATCTGATGAGCTGTACGATTGATACTCGTCATTCGATCCAAGATATGCTACATCTACTATATCCATTACACTATATTAGTTAGGTTTAAGTAATTTTGATTTACTTGTAATAATTGTTCTCTTAGAGAGTTGATTTCCGCAATATATGCTTGTTCGTTTGCTGTTAATGCACCACCACCTAAATAAGCTGTACTTCTTTCTACTAAGTACTGATGTGAATTAACCTGTCCAGTAGCTGGTATTTGAAAGAATAGATTGTTATAAGCGTCGAAAAATTGTTCAATGGTTATTGAAGGTGTAATAACAGATGCTGTAACTGGCGAATATAACTCGGCAAACGAAGTGTCTATAACTCTCGTGTAAGTGTTACGTCCATATACCTCCTTTATTAAGTTAAGTTGCTGTTGCGACATTTCTATTCTATTATTTTAAATACTAAATTTTCACCGCTATAAATTACTGTTTCTGCAGGTAATAATGCCAAATCTGCTGATCCGTATAAAGATAAAGCGTTGTATATTGCTTGCTCACTATTATACGTTGAAAGTGGACCGTATGTAGTAGAATATATGTTTGTCTTTATTAATATACGATAATATCTATTAACTTCCAACCCACTTGTGTATAAAGTAAAATAATTACTTACGCTATCTGCACTTAAAGCTGTATATAGAGGATCAAAGTCAACAATCATTTCTTGCGTCTTTACATCTTGTAATGCCCAATAACTCTGCTGAGATAAATAAAGTGCGTTTAAATAAACAGACTGAGTTGTAAATTGTCTTACAGGGTAGGTTTCCCTTACTGCAGTTCTCATTTTATAAATCTGGTTCTGTTTAAACTGTCCAGGATTGTTTGCCAAGGTTACAGTAATCTCATCATCTAGAACATAGTTTGCATTTGCTGCTGGAAAATAGTAAGCGTCATTCCACTTAAACTGAATTGTTGGTGGATAGATTGTGTGTGTATCTACCGAAAAGAATTTTAACTCTACAAACGATCCAGTACTTTGCTCTACGTAGTTTGGATGCTTTACTATCATGCTATAAAAGCCGTTAGTAGAACCACTAAACCAAGCATTTACAACATTTGTAACGTCCATATTAATGTCTTTATTAGACATGTAGCCGAATTGCTGACTACCACTTAAACTAGTTGTATAGTCGCCTCCTGGATTAGTCCAAGGAGTTGAGCTACCTGAAGCTCCAGTATAAGTCCAGCTAACCCCATTAGTCACTTGTGGAGTATTTGCATACATTCCAGTACCCATAGACCAAGACTCTGTTACAGCGTATGCCTGCAAAGAATACGTTGTACTTAAGTTAGAAGCATCAGCTAAAAACATATGTAAGCTTGCAGACCAAGCACCACTTATAGATTGAGTTACAAAGCTATATAAAGTAGATACGTCACTTGGAGAAAATTGCAAAACAGCTCTTCTTATGTCCGTTGTAGGAAAAAAGAATTGGGTATCAGTATAGTTAGCATTCTGAGATAATTCGTAGCTGTAGTAAGGGTTTTCGGTTAAAGGTACTTGACCAAGATAACCAACGCCTACTTGTGAGTTTCTTACAGATACTTCTAGTATAGGATCTCTACCTGTGTTTTTTGCAGGGTAAAGAGAATAAAGCGATGCATCTGCTGATGCGAATATATTGTATACTGCCATATTATTACATTGTTACTACACGTCCTTGAATATCTGTGTTAGGGTATTTAACCTCAAAGATACTTGGATCTAAAGAAGGATAAATAACGTTATTTAATGTTGCTGCTGATATGTCATAACTATAAGGAGAATAGCCTGTTGAGGTTCCAGCTATGTTTGTAATATTAACAGACTGTACTGTTTGTACTCCTGCTACTTGATCTAACATTGAATAAACGTCAGACAATATAATTGGTTGGTTTATTTGCCAGTTTCCTCTAGCAAAATAAGTCTGTAGAGCTAAAATACAATCTGCTAAAACTGCTCTTGGAGTATAGTTTGGTAATGTTATTATATTAAAACTTACTTGAATATTAATTATATAAGCAGGCTTCAATAAAATAGTATCAGTCAACATTCTATAGTCGTCTAGGTAAGTTTGAACGTTTTGTACCAAGGCTGTTCCTGGTGTTGTAAATGTTCCGTCAGTATTGTATGTCAACAAGTAAATTGAAGTTGCTAAAGGATTATTTTCTCCTGGCTTACCTACTAAGTATTGTGCAAAAATAGCATTGTCTTTGGTAACATAAGCTTTTGCAACTTGACCAAACTTTGCAGGCATACCTAATACAACACCAAGATAATCTTGTTGCGTCACGGCTCTCATCTGAGAAGGAAAAGCAGCTAAAGTATTTAACCTAATACCATCTGGGGAGTCGCCATCACCGCCACCGATTGCTGGTGTAGTATTGTTAATTGCTAAGGTTCCTTGGATATTGTTTTGTAGTGTTGCGTTAGTTGGGTTAGGGAATGTTATATTGCTTGTTACAATCTGTGTTAGTTCGTTTACACCAACATTTGCTGTAGCTCCACCACCAACTAAATAAGTAACTGTTAAAGTAGTATTTACGGGTGCTACACCATAGGAATTATTGACAACAAAGTTGGTTGGATCAAATGCTGTGTTTAATAAGTTAAGACCGTTTACAGTTCCAATACCTACATTGAAAGGATTAGGAAGCGTTCCTGATACAGCTTGTACTCCAGCACCAAACTCTAATTCTAGAGTAGACGTAGTTGTAAATCTAGAAACGAATCTATTATTCACATACTGTCTTTGTAGGACATACGGAACTTGGTTTGCCTGTTGATATAACTGAGGATAATTAGCGGCTGTGTTCTGTACAGCTTTTAAAATATAGTTTTGAGCCAAATAAGGTACTTCATACCAAATATTACCACTACTATCAACTACGTTTAAGATTTCAATTATATTAGTATCCTGGATAGTTTGGATAGGAAATTGTTGGGCAGCACCAAAAGTAAGAGTTGTAGTCTTTACCTGTCCAGAAATTGCTTGAGTCTTTTTATGAAGTAAATAAGTGTTAGGATTACCATTTACAGTAGTATAAACAGATATGTCGGTCGGGTCTGCTGAAGATGAATTATTAAAGTTTACTATATTAGGAGTATAGAAGTAATTTGTACCATTGACGTTTGACTTTACTTGTAAGCCATCAGAAACAACCATCGCATAGTTAAAATCAGGGGCGTAGCTAGCACCAGAAGCTGGTAGCTGTTGATACACATCTAAGTTAACGATAGCTGCTGATGTTACTTTAGGTCTATAGCCAAACATATAAGCTAAAGTAAATAAGTTATTAGTTTGCTTTGCATACTCTAAGAAGTTCTCTTGAACTTGATTATCTAAATAAAACGACAATACATCGCCAACATAAGAAGCCATCTCAATGAACATAGTTCCTGGAGACGAAGTTGAGAAGTCGTTATAGGATGTTGGATAATACGCTTGGGCGTATTGAATCAAAGAATCTCTAAACGACGTGAAATCTTTATTTAAATATGTTATATTCTTATTGGCCATTTAGGTTTAGTATTACGTTATCGGATTCACCCGTATTATTTATTGTATACGAAAAATTTATTATTAGTTCATTCTGCGCAACATTACCACCAAATGTTAGTTTTGTGATAATTACATTTGGAAAGTATTGAGCTATTCCTGATCTAATTTGAGTATCTAAGTTATCAACAGTTTCTACTGTTATTTGCTCAAAAAGCTGTCTCCTTATATTACCGCCAAAATTCGCGTTAAATATTCTTTCGCGCTTATCAGTCAGTAAGAAGTTAATCAGGTTGTATTTAAGCTGTTCCTTCGTTGTATACACGGTTTGAAAGACTGCGGGTGTACTGAAAGGCAAAGCAACTCCAACCCCGGTTGAAGGTCTTAAATCTAATACGTTGATATTTTTTAAGCCGTATGCCATTAAATTTCGCCGTTTGCTTTCATTTTACTCATTAAGGCTGTAAAGTCTGGTACAGCGTTAATTTGAACTGCTTCAACACTAGAACTTCCTCTTGCATTTGCAAACATATCTCCCACCGATTCTACAATAGGAGTGTCTCTTTCTATTGGCTGTCCATTTAAATCTCCAAATTCGTCAGGAGACATTGATCTAGCTGTTTCAGCTAAAATACTGTTTAATGGATTGCCAGGCTTCAATACAGGAGCAATAGCTCTAGGAGCTTGTCTATTTAAAGTACCAGGCGATGCTGGTCTTGGTTTTGCTGATTCTACGATAGTTTGAGTACCTTTATTAGCTATAATAGCCTCTTTTAGAATGCCAGCGAGTTCCTCTTGGAAGACACCTCTGACTTCCTCACGGATTAATTTTCTTAATAAATCTAACTTTGCCATATGTTTATAAATATTTTGACTATTTGTTTTTATCCAGTACTTCCGGTTACAGATTGCTTTGCAGCCGTAGTTTCTCCTGATATTTGGGATTTAAGGTTTTGACTAGCGTTGTCAAGAGCTGATCTTGTTCTTCTTCTCAATGCTCTTCCACCCTTTAAGTTATTTACAAATGCGTTTAGACCTAAACCACTATTTTCGTCTAAGTTATTTGGTGCATCTAAGGATGTTACTGGAAGATTCAGGTCATTTTGCTGGACGTCATTAGTGTCTAAAAAGCCTAAAGAGATGTTTATTACAGCTAGGCTACTTGCATCCACTGCTCCATAACTTGGTTTAGCAAGTTTTAAAGATACGAGTTTTTGCTGTACTTCAGCTATAATTACTTGAGTATCAGTAGCAAAAGTTAGATCTGATTGTGCTACAATTTCACCATATTGATCCAAAGCTATACCTCTTCTACGTGGATAAATTACCGCAGAGGATACTTCTTCAGGAACTACGTTAATAGTATAGCCTTGAAAATTAGTTGTTGTTGGACTAGTTTGAAGATCGTAGGATATTACGTAAGTCGCTAATTCTTTTTGCAAGTTCTCTAAGTCGTTGGAAGTTTGTCTCAGTTGAGCTACAACATCCGAATTCTTCATAGCATCACAACCTTCTAAAGTTGTAAGTAGCTTTTGTAATCTTGCTAAAATTTCATTTGCGCTTGCAAGTAAGTATCTAATAAAGTTAACTACGACGGATAATAGAGCGTTAATAGCTTTTAGGAGAATGGTTAAACCATCACTTTCATTTTTAGCTGCTTGAGTAGCTTGACTAAAAGTATTAGTTATACCAGTTGTCGTAAATTGATTAGGAAGGGGTAGTTTAGTAAGAAAAGTAAGTACAAACTTATATACTTTATTAAACAATAATACTAACTTGATTAGAAGTTGCCCTAGTTTTAATATTCCCTGTATTTGTTTTCCAATCAAAATGAATGACTGAACAGCTGCATTAATTTGTTTTAAGGTGGGTATTAGTTGTTTTGGATCTAAGAACTTGCTTATCTGCTGAATTTGACTGCGTATGTCATTTGGTAGAAATGTTGCAGCTGTTACTAAGGCATTATTAAAATTTAGATTATTTACAGTAACACAGATCGTTCTTAGCAAATTAACCTTCTGTACAATTGCTTGTAGTTGAGCGTTGTTTATTTGTCTGTAATCTGTATACTTTTTTGTAATACCTATAAAATCATCTAGTATGTTTAGATTATTCCCAATGCCTGGTATTAATTGTAAAGTTTGTCTGTCTTCAGGTGTAAATAAAGAACCAGAAGTACCACTAAAAGTAAATACGTTAGAAATACTTTTAAGTAAGTAATATGTGTTATATCTTAATACATCGGTTCCTTGTAAATTAGTAGTGCCTGCAGTTCCTGTAGATTGAGTAGCTGCTATGGTATTAGGATTAACTGATCCTTGTGGAGCAGTTTGTTGCTTAGCTTCATTTTGAGTTACAGCTCCATTTGGTGGTTGTAAAGTACCTGAAGGAGGTGTGTTGGCTATTAAATCTGCTGTAAGGTTTATATAGGAATTTATAAGAGTATTAGGATGGGCAACGTATGTGTCAATGTAGGATATAATTAAACTACACTCATCTTGTAAAGTATAGAAAGTTGCTTGCTGTGTTGACCAAGGTTTTTGAGGACGTGGTGCAGGCTTAGTACTTGTGGGAGTAGTTAAGTAGGTAATTACGTTACAGATATCAACTTGGTTAACAACATTTAAAGCATGTATTACACCACTATTTAAAATATTACCCTTCGGAGTTTGAGTGGGAGTGGTTGCTATCGAAGAAGAGTACTGTAAGGTACCAGTAGCTGCAGAGTATTTTGTTGTTATATTAGGCTGAGTGTTGCCGTTACCCCATAGTACTTTATTAACACCTACTTGATACTTACCTAACTGCTTTGCAGAGTTGTTTACCAACTTTTCTAACGATGTCGCTAAATTACCTGTAGCCATTATTTAGTATAGGTTGTGTTTGATAAACAAAAGTTAGTTAGTTGTGCTTTTACAGTTTGGGCAGTTCCGCTTAGTATCGTTGCAGTTTGAATTATCCCAGCAATAGCTGTTTCAGGTTCTTCTGCTGATATTTCAGCTAAGGCGTCACTTAAGTTTTGTATAGCGTCTAATAAGAAACCTAATTGCTCTACTGTACTATCTCCTAATAAAACAGACTCTCCTTGAGTTTCAGCTTGGTATCCTAACTCAATCTTTGGTGAAGCTAAAATAGTTCTTTCTTCAGCGTCTACAGTAAATGTGGCTGGAGAAGATACAGATACTCCTTTCTTTCCAAATAAAAATATAAAGTCGTCCTTAGAGTGAGTAACTACTCTTCCAGATGATATAATTGCTTGATTACCTAAATATGGAAATTGTGGTACGTACATATTAACTATTTAGACCTTTTACGCGGTTATCCTGTTCGTTTGGTGATAAAGTATCAAAACTAGTTTCTTGCTGTTGGATTGGAATAGCAACTGTAACTGTATTTTGCATATTAACACCTAAGCTAATAAGACTAAAATTGTTATCTATATCGTCTATTACTATCTTTTGTCCATTAGTTAAATAAATGGAAGAAGGATCAACATTTATATTTTCGACAGTTGGAATCCAAGCTATGTCGTTTTCTTGAGTACCCTGTCCGTTTCTTATAATAGTAATAGGAGATCCTGCAGTACCTTGACTAGACCAATAATTCTCATTTGCTTCTACACCTGCATTAGTTGATCCAAATCTAATTGAATTACCCCATCTACCCTCGATAGTAACATCTCCAGTAAATTGTTTTAAGGCTTTTATGTTTGCTTTTTCAGGAAAGTTAGGACCTAGAGGCATTGTTAAAGATCCAGTTGCACTGGTATTAACAGGTTGATTAGTTCCAATACTATCTTGGTAATTGCGGTTAATAGAACTCACATACTCACTATAATCTCCTAAATCAGGAAATGCATTGTGGTGACTTGCGTTCCAAATATTAAAAGGAGGAAAGTAATAAAAGTCTCTAGTACCTCTAGAATCATTCATATTGACACTAGGACCAGGTATTACAAATACAAATTCACCTTCTAACGGATATTGCTTTAAAGCAGCGTTAATTGGCTTTGCTGTTGTATTACCAGCACTATCTAAAGTTCTATCTTGAAGTCCACCTAATAATTGAAAAGTAATAACCCCTATGTCTGTAGCATCGTTGTAGTAAGTGTCAGGAATATTTGTACCCATTAAAAATGGTCCCTGTACAACGTGCGTAACCCTACCAATCATAGGACCTTGTTCAGGTCCACCTTTAGGTCTTTGGGTAGAAGCTCCTACCTGGCCAATAAATGTTGGGTTAAGAGACATATTATAGGCTGTTAGGTAATTCTTTTATTTCTTTATCGCTTAATGGGGTAGTACTTTTCTGAATGTCTGTAAACAATAGTTCCAGGTCTTTATCGCTAAACGCACTATTTTCAGCAGCAGTTGCGGTTGCGCCTTTTTGCATAATCTGTGCTAACTTAACTAAGGCTTCGTCATTCTTAATATCAGAATCTAAATAACCCTTAATTAAAGGTACAATCATAGTAGCATCGCCTGGCTCTTCGACCATTCCTACTAACTGATCAGTCAAAAGTTTGATCTGATTTTGCTTGCTTTTGTGGTTTTTTACGATGTCTTTTAGCAGGTCTGAGTACTTCTTGCCGTCATATAATTCAAAATCTAAATCCATAATCGTATTTTAAATAAATAGCTAGCGAGTGAAAATGTTAAATTCCGTACCTTCTTCTAAATATTGATCCAACATTCCTTTATATATCTCTTTTAAGACTTTAATTACTTTCGTAATAACTGGGGTTGGTGCGTCAGTAATCTCTTTGATGTAGATAAATAATGCTTTTTTATTGAATATGTCTAGACTTTCTCTACGTTTAAACAACTCTAAAATAGCATCAGCAACCCTAGCTTCTTGTTGTTTTGTGAAAATTATTAGCAATTGTTCATCTATCTCCTTAATAAACAGGTCAATAAAATTACTATCTTCTAGGTCGTCTTTCTGACTAAGTATTAATTCGTTGGTAATTGTTTTGTCTTCATCTACAGCTTCTACGGTAGCTTTACCTTTAAGTCTTTTGTAGTTATTATTATTATAAACAATTAGGTACCTCTTTGCAATAGTACCAAAATAAGAATAAGCTTTTCCTTTAGAATCATCATAAAGGTGTAACTTTTCAAGTAGGAAAGCAATTACTTCGTGCTTTAATTCATTAATATTATCTACTTCTGTGTAGTAGAATTTAAAAGTATGAATGATATTTTCAGCCAACTTATAAAACGCGTAGTAAATCTTTTCATTGAATATTTTATTTC